TGAGTATGAAGAGTTATACACCAACATATATGACAACAATATACCTAGCCATGTAAACAAGTATGCTAAGAAGTATGGCACTACAACAGGCAATACAAAGATTGCGTTTGATAAGGATTGGGAAAAGGCATTTGATAATGCAGGTTCTCCTAACACACCTAATGTTGAAGATAGAATTTTCACAGAACTACTCTACATTGACGTAACACCTAAAGGCTTTAAAAAGAATATTGAGAGAACTCCACTACCTGCTGCATTTGCATTCCCTATAGGTGGCGGACTATTAGGCGGTGAAGAAACAAAATCAGAAGAACTTAAAGATGGCTTAATAAACAACGTCAAGTCTTGGAAGCCTAACAACAATCTTGTAACATTCGTTAAGACTATGGAGAACGACCCACTAAGGGTAGGCAACGTAAAGGTCAAAGAGTATGACGATGTAGGACACAAGGCAAAGGGTTATGGAACTAAGTCAGGACTACTTGCTCAAGATACAGAGGCAGAAGCATCTAAGGCTATGTCTAATAAATTAGTCGATGCTAACAAAGCGGTTGACAGATTAGTTAAAATAGACTTAAATAAAAATCAAAGAAATGCTTTAGTATCATTGGTTTACAACGTAGGAGCAACAGGTTTTGGTAAATCTAATGCCCTAAAGGAACTAAACAAGGGTAATATAAAGGCATTCTTAAAAGAAGCGTTCGACCCTAAAGTGGGCTTTGTCAGGACAAAAGGTAAGATTGTTAAAGGCTTAGTCAATAGAAGAGCGAGAGAAAAGATGATTTTCACTAAGGGTAACTATGGCAATTAATACATTCGCAACGCTAAAGACCGCAGTAGCAGACTTCCTTAACAGGGATGACCTAACTTCGGCTATTGAGAACTTCATTGCATTAGCAGAAGCACAGATTAACAGAGATGTACGTCATTGGAAGATGGAGAAACGCTCTAGCGGTCAACAAGACGCAGGTGATGAATATTCACAAGTTCCTGCTGATTGGATGGAAACTATTAGATTCCACGTAACAGACAACGGAACATCTCCACTTGATTTAATCTCAAGAGCATCTATGGCAGACAAACGTGCCTCTAATGAAGACGCTTCAGGAACACCAACACATTACACACACGCTGACGGTCAATTTCAGTTCTACCCAACACCGTCTGCTACAGTTAATACAGAATTGCTTTACTATCCTAAGACAACGGCTCTTGGGAGTAGTAACGCTGATAATTGGCTTTTACTAGAAGCACCTGATGTTTACCTCTATGGTACGTTACTACATTCAGCACCGTATCTAGGGGAAGACGAGAGAGTTGCAATATGGGCGCAGATGTATTCTGCTTCAGTTGCACGGTTAAACGAAACGTCTGAGAACGCTAGGTTTAGTGGCTCAGGATTAAAATTAAAAATAAGAGGCTTAGGTTAGTCTCAATAGGAGAAAACAATGTCATTTTCAAACTTTTTAGAAACAGAAATACTAGACCACGTATTTGCAGGTGCGGCTTACACTGCTCCATCAACTCATTACTTGGCTTTATACACAGCAGCACCAGGCGAGACAGGTGGTGGCACAGAAGTAACTACTTCAGGAACAGCATACGTTCGCAAAGCGGTAGCATTTACAACAACAGGTAATACTACATCAAACACAGCATCCGTTGAATTTCCAACAGCAACAGCATCGTTTGGTACAGTAACTCATGTAGGTGTATTTGACGCTGTATCATCAGGTAACTTAATGGCTTATGCTACATTATCTTCATCTAAAGCGATTGCAACAGGTGATGTGTTCCGTGTACCTACAGGCGACTTAGATATTACGTTAGACTAATAGCACATTAGGTATTGACCTATGGGTACTTTTAATTATGGTGCTAGTTATTATGGACTAAGAGCCTATGACCAAACAACAGGTGCGGTAAAAGACGCTTCTGCTACGGCAACATCTACGTCTAGTGTTCCTAGTGTAAATTGGGAAGTTCATATTGGTAGTGGTCAATTAACCATAACCTCTGCATCCTCAACTACTTGTTCGGGCGAGAGTTTCATACTTGAAGAGACAGATAAGTTCTCTTATGGTACAGGCTTATATGGTGTAAATGAGTATGACCAAGCAGATTTACAGACTATTGTATCTGCTACATCTTCAATAGCATCAGTAGCAGGTGTTAGAATACAAAATGGTTCAGCAGTATCAAGTGCTACTTCCACTTTAATTTGCTTAGGTGGTATGAGGTTTAGTGGCAATGTTAGCGTTGTAGCAACATCAACATTCGCTTCCAATGGTGTCAGATATAGAGAAGGTAGTGCAACAGTAACATCATCAGCAAGTATCTCGTCAAGTTCTACAGCAACCTTGATAGGAAATGTAAGCATAACTGCTACATCGACTGTAAGTGCTAACGCTGAGAAATTCTTTTTAGAGAGTTCTGATAAGTTCTCATACGGTACAGGTCTGTATGGTATGAACGAATATGATGAGGCTGATTTACAAACTATTGTGTCTGCCACTTCTTCAACGTCTGTAGCGTCAGGTATTAGAGTACAAAATGTCATAGCCTCAACACAAATAGTCCATATTACAGTTACTAATAGTCATGTTGATGGGTCACATAAATACTTCATAGATAGTGTTCAGCAACCGACTTTGGATTTAGTAGAAGGCACTACATATACATTTAGTTACAGTTCATCTCATCCTTTTTCATTCTCTACGACATCGGATGGTACACATAATAGTGGTTCGGAATATACAACAGGAACTACAAGAGATACAAGTGCAAATACACTAACATTTATATGTCCTGATAATGCCCCACAGTTATACTATTATTGTTCGGTACATTCAGGAATGGGTGGAACTGCAAACACAAATCCACAAACTGTTGTAACTGCTAGTGCAGAGAAGATTAATCTAGGCGTTGCCTCTATGACCTCTTCTTCTGCAAGTACAGTGGCAAGTGTCTTTGTAGCATCAGTGGGCGGTAGTCTGACTTCCACATCAAGCACTACGATAGTCTCATTTATAAGAGAACGTAATGCTTATGCTCTAGTTTCAGTAACATCAGGAACACTAACTATCGCAAGAGAGAAGTGGGAAGATATAGCACCAACAGCAACTACTTGGACGGATATAGCAGCATGAGTTTAATACCATTACAGTTACCACCAGGCATTCATAGAAACGGTACAGATTTTGAGTCATCTAATAGATGGCGTGATGCTAGTCTAGTTAGATTCCACGATGGTTCATTACGTCCTGTGGGCGGTTGGACTACTAGAAAGGCATCAGCATTTGCCTCAGCACCTAGAGCAATGTTATCTTGGGCTGATAATTCATCAGGAACAAACCTAGTAGCAGGAGCATACAACAAACTCTATTATGTTAATGCGTCAAGCGCGGTGTCCGACATTACACCGTCAGGCTTAACAGTAGGAACATTGAGTGCGTCACAGAATTTAGGTTACGGTGGTGGTTACTATAACGCAGGTAATTATGGCAGAGCGCCAACAGGTACAGGTGTGTATGACGAAGCAACTACATGGTCATTAGACACATGGGGTGAATACTTACTTGCTTGTTCATCTAAAGACGGAAAGATATACGAGTGGCAATTAAACACAGCAGTATTACCTACAGCATTAACTAACGCACCAACAAGTAACGTCTCAATGTTAGTAACTGAAGAAAGATTTGTATTTGCATTAGGTGCAAGTGGCAATCCAAGAAAGGTTCAGTGGTGTGATAGAGAAGACAACACAGCATGGACACCCGCAGCCACAAACGAGGCAGGTGACTTTGAGTTACAAACACAAGGTCAGATAATGTGTGGTATTCGTATGAGAGGTAGAACTCTTATTATTACTGACCAAGATGCTCATATAGCAACATACTCAGGACCACCTTTTGTTTACGGATTTGAGAGAGTTGGTACAGCGTGTGGTATTTCATCAAGAAAAGCATTAGTAGCAGTAGATGAAGGTGCTTTTTGGATGGGTAACAAAGCATTCTATACATTCGATGGTTCGATAGCAACAGAGATTAAATGCGATGTATTAGACTATGTGTTTAATGACATTAACACAAATCAGATTACTAAAACAGTAGCAGTACATAACGCACAACATGGTGAAGTATGGTGGTTCTATACATCAGAAGGCTCAACAGAAAACGACAAGTATGTGGCTTTAGATTATAAAGAAGGTCATTGGACGGTAGGTTCATTAGACCGTACAGCGTGTGTAGATAGAGGTGTGTTCTCTAACCCTATTTGGTGTGATGCTAGTGGCAACCTATACAACCAAGAGACAGGATATACACATGGTTCTGTTAAACCTTATGCTGAATCAGGACCTATAAGTTTAGGTAATGGCGATACAGTAATGAAAGTATCTAACTTAATACCTGATGAAGAAACTCAGGGTCAAGTTAAAGTATCGTTTAAGACTAGGTTCTATCCTAACTCAACAGAAACAACACACGGACCGTACACATTATCGAACCCTACAGATGTTAGATTTACAGGTAGGCAGGTAAGACTAAAAGTAGAGGGTGTAGGTAATACTAATTGGCGTTCAGGTGTAATGAGAATTGAAGCAAGACCAGGCGGTAAAAGATGATTAATCCCCCTGCACCTTCAGGAACAGAATGGAAGACTTGGGGTGAACGTCTTGTCTCTTATTTATCTACTAACAAAGATAAGTTGAGATATATAACGTCAGGTGAGTCTGCCTCAGAAGATGGCATCCTTATGTGGGATAGAGCGCAAGGAACATTAGTAGTATCTAAGAACGGTGTTTGGGTTAAAGTTAAACTAGACCCATGAATATTAAGGAAGATTTAATCCGTTGTAGAGAGTGGATTCAGTCTGCATTAGACAAAGGCGGTGACACACATAGTTTTATTGATGTTGTTGACGGTGTGATGAGTGGACACATGCAGTTATGGTCAGGGGTAAAAGGCTGTGCTGTGACAGAGATAGTAGTGTATCCTAATAAAAAAGTCCTACACGTCTTTTTGGCAGGTGGGAAACTTGAACAGATTACAGATATGCACTCTGATGCGGTAAAATGGGCTAAGGCTCAAGGGTGCGATGGAATGACCTT